GTATATCGGCTATGTGGATTCTTCAGGAGATATACTAGCTTCTAAAGACATTACAGCCACAGACATAGGAAACTGGGTTAATGACAGGTATATAGACGACCTATTCCCAATGCTTTCCAGCCAGTACCCAGAGGACTTCAGACAAGAGGGTAAAATGAACTTTTACAAGACCACAGGTACAGTAGCCGCAGGCTCTACCTCAACCACACTTGTTGCAACAGGAAATATTTTTAACAACGGTATGGTGGGCGATACAGTCTATAACTCCACAGACGGGGAAACAGCCGAAATAACAGCCTACACTTCAGCCACTACAGTAACATTAGACACTACCATTGGAGACGATTGGGACGGTGACACTATATACGTACTAGGACACGAGTTTGGATTGGGTGGTAATGCTACCGACGCAAGAAGTTTACTAAGGGTAGCAGTTAAGTACGATGATGACGACGATTATTACACTACCTGTACTATGAAAGACAAGAACAAGGTTTTTCAATACGGGAACGAAACTTATTATGAGACAGACCCAATATGGTACCCAACCACGGTTGATATAAGTGGTACACCAACAAGTGCTATAGGAATACTTCCAGAAGCTTCCGAGAACGTTTCTAACGGTATTTTAATTGAGTATATAGAACAGCCAAGTTCTTTAAGTGCAGACGCTGATGTACCAAGATTACCTCTTGGCAGTCATAGTTTGCTCGTGCTAGGTGGTACTGCAGACGCTCTTCGTAAGTTAATGAGGCTTGACGAAGCAGACAGGTTTGAACAAAGGTATCAGGCTGGTAAAATGGAAATGATTACCAGTTACACACTTACTAGGGGTTCAGGTACTCCTAAGGTAGTGCCAAGCAGAAGGCTAAAGAATATGACTAGACGCACAATATGAACGTAAACATAGAACCTAGGATTAAGTGGTATCAAAACCTTTCAGGGGGTATGAATCAGTCGGTAGACGACCAGTTAATTGAAAACAACGAATCGCCTCTTTTGAAGAACATTATCCTTGATAAGGTAGGAAATTGGGCTTCTCGTAAGGGAACTGATTTACTAGGTAGTGTAACAACAGGTAGTGACCAAGTATACGGTTTAGGTACTTATGACGAATCAGACGGAACGCATACGTTCTTTAGGGTTTGTAATAGAGACTTAGAGAAGTTTAACGGAACAGACACTTGGAGCAGTGTAGACGCCGACGAATGGCCAGCGAGTACAAAGGTTAATATGATTAACTTCTTAGACAGAATGTATTTAGGTAGTGAGGACGGTGCTACAGCCTTAGCTTACACAGAAGGAACTACTATTACTGATGTTTCTCCTACGATAGGAGGACACTGCTTAGCAGTCAATAAGAGTATGCTTGCAGTAGGGGGCAATTCAATTATGCCAAACGTTATATTTTATACTCAGCCTAATACGGACACCTTTTACGACGCTACGGGGACCTGTGCAGCTAACGCAGACAGTGCAGGAGCCAATACAGTAACCACAACCACAGAAATATTTGAAGCCTACCACGAGGGGGCTGCTTATATATATAACACTACAGACGGGGAGATTCACTTGATTACAGGCTTTACAGACGGGGACACAGTAACTACAGACGGTTCAACCTCAGGTTGGGACAATGACACGGTATACGTTTTAATAGACTACTTTACTCAAGACGGCGAGGTTACAGGAGTTACTTCTTACCAAGGAACGTTTATTAGTTTTGACGAAGAAAATATGTATGTTTGGGACCCAGCCTCAACATGGTCAGAAAAAATACCAGGGTTTGGGTGTGTAAACGAAAGGACTATTAAAAACGTGGGTGGTTATTTAATATGGGCTGATAGAGAAGCTATTTATATGTACAACGGGTCAGGCAGACCAATAGACATTTCTCAGAAAATTAAAGACCCTGTAGACGGGTACGGGCTTTTTGATTTGATAGACAGTTCTAATTTTGACCAATTAGCAGCAGGAGCCTTTGACGGTAAATACTACCTGTCTGTGGGCGATTTGTCTACCGTAAGTGGAGCACCAGCGAGTGCAATAACTAACGCAGAGTTTGTGTTTGATACAAGCAACGGAGCGTGGGTACTTAATTCACGAGACGACGAACCAGTAGTATATTCCACCTTTATAAACAGTTCAGGAAGCAAGGACCTCTATTACGGAGAGGAGAGTGCAATGGCAGTATATAAAATGAATACAGGAAGTACTGACGACGACAGCGCAGGCACAGCAGCAGCGTTTACTGTAGAGGCCAGAACACCACACTACACTTTTGACGACCCGACCATAGAATACAGAATATCAGCCTTTTATGTGAAGTATAAATCAGGGGGTAATGTGACGGTGACCTATAGTTCTAATGGGGGAAGCTACGCTACACTAGACACGCTTTCTAACAGTTCTACGACAACAGTTGTTAAAATACTACCGACGACTCAGTGTAGTGGGTTCACGCATTCTTTGAAGTTTACTTGTTCTAGTACAATGACTATTGAGGCTGTAGGGTTTATGGCAAGCCCGTTAAGTTTTGGTAAGGTAGCAACATGACCATAGACATTGACGTAAAAACAGTTTCAGAAGCAGGGTATGACAAGTATTTGCACAGGGCTACCTTTGATATAGAAGGAAGCAGTGCTATGGTTACTTCAAGGTATACAGAGGCTAATAGTTTAGTGGGAGGTGTTATAGGAAGTGAGGGTATTATATACCTAGGGAGTAAGCAGATTAAGCTAGACGGCAAAAGAAGACAAATCCTAATAGGGGACGAAATTTTAATTGGGTATCCGTAGAAATGGCAGAACCAATACTTAAGGTTGCTAGGCAAGGGTACAACGTAAAAGAGTGTGACCCTAGATTCCTAACAATAGACAGTTCCAAGAATCAGTTTAAAGTCCATATGCAGGGTAGTGATACTATTTCCATACCCTCAGGGACCAGTTCACAGTTTTTAGCAGGAACCCCGATTGAACATGGCTTAAGCTACCAGCCACAGGTACTCTTTTGGCAAAGCTCTATAAGCACATATGATGAAGCCACTTATGACGACAGGGCAATATACCTAACAGACGCTAGGGGCGACGGAGAATATATTGTATGGGCTTACAATTACGATTCCCCTACTGCAGGAACCTATGCTGCTCAAACTCTAACTTTTGAATATATAATTTTTGTAGAACCTCTTGAAAATGTCTGGAGCTAGAATAATACTTGCTAGGGAAGGGTATAAGCCGACAACAGCGTCGGCCCTTAACAAGTCTTACGACAACCTGTTCTTTACTCCGAAAATATTCAAGTATAAAAGGGTTGCAGCAGGCTCACCAGCAACGGACGCTGTAACGTTTAGTCATGGTCTTAGCTACCCACCCAGAGGGCTCTCTTACGTTGAAATAGACGACGACCCACTGACAGTAGGTTATAACAGGGGTGGTTACGTTGCAGACGATAGTGATATTACTATGACTCCAGGACAGCATTACGATTATTCCACGAGTCCTTACACAGCGACTGACAACACAGGCGTTTACGGGGTTTGTATGCTTGACCCTTTAGGCACTCCTAGCTCAACACCAGCACCACACACTAAAACAAGTCCTGTAATAATTGCAGGAACGCCCAATCATGGAGCAGACTATTCCCAGGAGCTTAATACTTATTACGACACTCTTAAAGTGTATTCTTCTGGAACGCTTACTGTTAGTGCTGACGCAGAAGAAATCGCAGACACTGACAATCACTGGTATACAGCCACTTATACACACAACCTGGGGTATATTCCTATGTACGCACCGTTTGTGCCTTACTCGGAAGAGCTAGGGGTTTTTTATAGTTGGTATTACCAGTGGTATAGCTATCAAAACAGCGGCCTTTGGAAGTCGGGCTTACAGTATGGACCCAACCACCTGGCCAAGAATGATGGGACTTGGTATGAGTGTAAAAAATTTCACACTGCGTCTTCTAGTACAGAGCCAGGAAGTGGGGGGAGCTGGACTACTTATTGGGAGTTGGACGAAAACTATGTAGAATGGACTACATCAACTGCGTATGTGGTTGGGGACATTACGGAGGTACACTATACGCAGTGGGCGACAAGCACTTCGTACACTGGCTATGTGGATTATGTTTACAATGATGGTGTTGATTATATGTGTCTAGCAGACCACACTTCTTCTTCTAGTACGGAGCCTGGTACTGGCGCCAGTTGGGAAACGTATTGGGGAGTTGTCGAAACCCCTGCGTATTATTGTTATACGGCGCACACCTCTTCTTCTAGTACAAAGCCTGGCAGTGGAGCTAGTTGGGAAGATAAGTGGTGGAATCTTGGAGAGATAGGGGTCCGCTCAGATGTATACCTAAATGAGCACGAGCAAGACAGAATAGTCTTTGGTGGTGCTGAAGCGTTTAAGACTGAAGCAGTTTATTTCTATGTTACCGAGACCCAGTTAGTGCTTAAGTATTTAAGGCGAGCATTTGACGACGGGTTTGGTTGGCAGGACAATAAATTCGCTAAGCTAAGCGTTTCTGTAGACTACACCGTTTTTCACAATAGGCTTGACGAAGACTATGATGTACTAGCCTAATACTAGACTTATATAAATTGATAATGTAATATGTTAAATAGAAATATCCTAGAGTAACAGTAGGTAGGGCGCTAATTTGACATAAACAAATATGACTTACACAGTAAGGGGTGGCGATACCTTAAGTTCTATTCTTAAACGATATGACGTTCCAGGCTGGAACAAGGCGTCAGTATGGAACAAGCTAGTCCCTCAATTAAAGTCTGGTAATTACAATGTTATCCGACCAGGAGAGAAACTAGACTTGTCTTCTGTATTGCCCAATAGCCAGTCTACAAGCTCCCAATCAAAACCCAAATCCACAACATTAGCAGACGAGTATGCTCAAACGGGTGTGAATGCAGGTAAAGCAGCAGACCAACCAAGCTTTCAAGAAGCACTACCGTTTTACAAGGCGTGGGAAGGGTTTGTGCCACAAGCCTCACGAGCAGCAGCCTCACAGATTAACCCAGAGGCACAGAGACAGTTAAAGAGTAACTTGTACGATTATAATATGGGCATGGCAGGAGCAGGGGGGCAAAGATTTGGTAGAGCACTAGGAGGTGTAGGAGACTTAAGGGCTGCAGCAGAGAGAAACAGACAGGCACAAATGCAAGATTGGTTAAACCAGTACCAGCAAGGGTATAAGACATTGTTTTATGAGCCATCGGAGACTGCTTGGAACAGAGCGATTACTCAGGGAACAAACCCAGACAACACACTAACAGAAATACCTAGCTGGGAGGATGTGTACAGTAGATACCAGGACGTTTACGGAGTAGGTGAGAATACCTCTCCTTTTTATGGATAATTTATTAAAATGACAACATGGCAAGTTTAGGAGAATTAGAAGGACAATTAGCAGAGGTAGAAAGCTCACTAGGACAGTATGACGCAAATTTGCCTTCTGAAATAGAGAGTCAAATACAAAAGGCTTATACACCAGCTTTGCAGCGTTCACTTGACACTACAAAGAATTTAATGAGCGATTATGGGCAAAGGTATTTTGACGTAACTACTATGGGACCAGGCATGGCAGGAACTACTGCTAAGGACTTGGCACCTACTCAAAAGCTTGGAGTAATGGGAAGAGAACTGGGTACTATGGCTGGAAACCTACAGTCTTCACAGCAATTTTCTGATTACTTAGGAGGACAAATGAGCGACATGTATAGTAAGGCACTACAGGCTTCTCAAATGGGACAACAGAACTTAGCCGATAAATACAGCAGACTATTTAACCAATATCAAATGGCATGGGAGGCGGCAGAGGCAGAGAAGAATAGAGCACTACAAAGGAGTTTGGCGGCACAGCAAATAGCAGCTATGAATGCGAGCAGTCAAGAGGAAGACATTGTTATCGAAACTGGAGAGGGTGGGGAAGACGAGAGACGAACTGGGGGAAGTGGCTTGAACAAAACAGAAAAGACTTATGAGAAGTTTATTGACAAGCCTGCAGGTTACTTTACGGGGACTGACCTTACAAAACTTGGAGACATGACAAGGGGGCAATCTATTACGGCTGGGTTAAGTCTTACAAACCCTCTATCATGGGCGGGGACTGGACTCAAGACTGGAACAAGCCTATTGACTAACGCCCTACTTAACAATAGGGGAATTGTTAACAAGACTAGTGATGCTTACAACCAGGTTAAGAACTGGTGGAACAGTAAATAATATAACTTAGAATCAAAAAAAGATGGCAGTATTAAGAGGACAAGCAGCTAGAGATTGGATAGCACAAAATCCTGATAGGAGTTTTACAGACTTGCGTTCTGGTCAAGCTTACAACATGCCAGTACAAGCACAGGAACCAGAAAAGAGTGGTCTTATGAATCTCATTTTGGGTCTAAGTAAGCCGTTTAGGCAGGGGGCAGGAATCACCCAAGAGTTTGGTTATACTATAAGCGATTTAATCAATCAGGCTAAGGGGGATTATGGAAAGGTTGGAGAAAGACCAGATAAGGGCTGGCTAATGAGTGAAGAAGAGACGCAGGCCTTAAGAGAAGACCCTTTGAAGACAGGACTTAAATCAGGTGCGGGTGTCGCCTCATACGGAATAGGTGCGGGCGGTATAGGTGGTGCAGTTAAGGGTGGTAGTGCAGCAGCAAGAATAGGTAGTGCAGCTAAATTAGGGGCACTAGGTGGTGGTTTAGGTGGATTTGGATACAGCGAAGAGGGTGAGGAGTTAAGTGGAACACTAGGAGGTGCAGCCTTAGGATGTGCTATTGGTGCAGGGCTACAGGGAGTTTCTGAAGGTATAGGTTCTTTGGCAGCTAAAAAGGGAGCAGGGAGTAAGGGCTTTAACGCTAAAGATAGTGACCTCAGAAGGTATGGAATACAAAACAATGCGGTTGATAAAATAGGAAGTTCCGATAAGGCTAAGTATGGGTTAGAAAACCTTATAAACGAGGCAGATAATATAGGTCTGTCTACTACAAATAGGTATGCTACGGAAAGGGCTGTAGACCCAGTTATAGAGAGTCTAAGCCTTAAAGCTCAACCCTTCTTAGAGAAAATGGAACCCATTAGTAAGTCAAACTTGATAAACCAAGTTGATGACGCAATTAAAACTATTCCAAACTTTAAGCAAAATGACGCTTATTTAGAGGTTTTGAACATTTTTAAGAATTATGGAGATGAATTGACAGGTCCAGAGGTCAGGGAACTCTTTGGGCAAATTGCTGATATTGGAAACGTTTACGCTAGAGCCTCGGTTGCAGAACCTTATAGAATACTCACCAGTGCAAGAAATGCTATACGAAGCAATGTTGGGGGACAAGCAGGTGATTACCTTACGAGGATTTCTAGTGTTTATGACGTTGCCCCATTCGTTAGAAAGTTCTCAGGAAAGGCACTTGGCCCAAGAATTGCAGGTATAAATATGCAGTCTGTGCCACTTACTAAGGCTATCGAGGGAACAACTAGCGCAGTTAGAAACATTCCTCAAGCAGCTTCACAACTGGTTACGCCTGGTGTGGCTAACGTGGTTGGTAAAGGTGCACAACTAGGACAAAGAGCAATACCAGCAGTGGGAGCACTAGGCTCACTTGATATGGGCCCGTCAGAACAAGACTACTCACAAGCCTATATGCCAATACAACAACAGCAGAGCCAAATGCCGTTTAGTCAAGACCAGTTAGCACAAATGGTTATGAACGGACAATTAAGTGCAGCAGACGCCAACTTCTTACTCAAACTATACGCACCAGAAGAGGTCAAAGACCAAGACCTAATAATGAATGTACAAGACGCTATAGGCATGTTAGAGCAAGGAGCACCAGCAGGAAAAATACCTACAGCTATAGGAAAGGTGGGGCAATTCTTTGGTGCAGCAGGGGAGGGTGTTGATTATAGAGCACTCATATCAGACATACGAACTAAGATTATTAACCAAATAGCAGGTACAGCACAGACACCACAGGAGATGAAGAACTTAATAGACCGATTACCAAAGTCAACTGACGAGCCAGCAGTGGCTAAGAGAAAGTTGAAGGTACTATTAGAGTCTTTATCAAGAGGTTCAGGAATGACTCAGGACGATTCTATAGCAGACCAATACCAATATTAAAATGGCGAATACAGAACACAACATGGATAGTGAGACAACAAGAGTTATAACAGAATTACAGATTATGTTGCAACAAACACAAGAAGATATGAGAGAATTGAAACTTGATATGAAAGAGTTAAAGAAGTGTCTACCAACCTTAGAGGCACACAGTAATTTAACTAAAAGGGTAGAGAAAATAGAAGCAAACATAAGTAAAATAACCTGGATGGTGATTAGTGCAGTAGTTGGTGCTATACTATTATTAGTCTTAGGACAATAAAATGGAAAGAATAAAAAGGAATATTATGTCAGAATTAGGAAGAAGTAGATATACAAGTTGGGTGTTAAACCTAATGAGTATCATTATGGTAGTGGGAGTAGGTATATTACTATACTGGGAATTTGCTGATTATGACATACTAGAACCACAGCCAGGGAATTACTCTTTGGATAAGGAAGTTTATACTAACGGAGAAACCTTAAACATACACTTTAAGATATGTAAAAAGAAAAACATTCGAGAGAGAATTATAGGTAGGTTTGTAGACGGAGTAATTTTTTCCACCCCAGACCTACAGAGTAATTTTGACGTGCAGTGTTACGACACTTTTATTACCAAGGCTAGCATACCTGACACATTACCAGCAGGAAACTATGTTTATGAAGAGCAAGTTATTTACAAGGTAAACCCAATAAGAGAAGTAAGTTATACTTTTACTACACCTAGGTTTGAAGTAGTAAACGAGCGTGATTGTGACTAATTTATTTAATAAGACAGATGGCTTTGTTTGAAAACCCAAAACTAGCAGGATATGTGTTTAATTCTCTGCTTAATAAGGTCCCTTTTGTTGACAGAGACAAGCAAGAAGAAAGGGCTTATTTAGGAGCAAGGGCAGAAGGACTAGACAAGATATACGGAAAGCCTGGAATGTCTGACAATCTCCTTGAAGCTTATGACACTGGACAATACCAAAATGCAGAAGAAGGAGTCGTAGATTGGCTGTTAAACCAGGGGTATGGGCTACCCTCTGCAATTAAAACGCCACGGCCACAGGTTAAAGGAATAGCAGATGAATACACTCTGCCAGAGCCCCAGGAGCAGCCAATACAACAGGTGCCATTAGAGCAACAACCCCAGCAAGGTTGGTTTGAAACTTACCAGATACCGCAGATAGAAGGCAGACAGCCTATAGAAGATATAGTGGTTCCAGACGAAGTCATAAACACCTTTGTTGAAAACGCTAGAAAGTATGCAGGTACACCACACCAATCCGCTAGTTTACCTTACAGAAAAGAGGACACAGTAGCCGAAAACGCAGAATACGTAGCCAAGTACGTAGAAGCCGCTATGAGATTGGCTCCTTATTTTGACTTACCACCAAAGACAATAGCAGCCATGTTAATGGAAGAGAGTGGCTGGGGAGGACAGCGATTTAATGGAAACTTGGGTGGGTATGGATTCTTAGACAGTGGAGAGGATATGGGAATTAGGTTTGACGCCCCCACAGTAGAAGAACAGGCTGCAAAATATTTAGAAAAGGTCGCTACCGACTGGGACGGTCGATACCAAGGCTCAAGAAGCCCGCAAGACTTCCACGAGAAAGGCTACAACCCACACGCCAGCTACCCAGGAAGAGTCATGGACGTATACAGAATGTTAGAAGCTCAATAATTATAGGGTATTAAGTTTAGTTAACTAATATGTTAGGATAAGTCTATGGCTAAATTAGGGAACCCATTTGGTGGAAAATCACAGGTCTGGTTAACCCAGACTTACCACGGCAGTTCTAATACGGCAATCGACTGTTATTGGAAGCAGTACGAGCCAAACCTTTCAGTATACGCTATTGCAGACGGAGAAATCCTTGGTAGGAGCTCCTCCTCAGGAAGCTATTGCTACCAGTCTGTAAACGGAACCGACATGAGAATTTGGTACGTTCACACACATAACTGGAAGCCAAAGGGTACTAAGGTTAAAAAAGGTGACAAGATTTGCGAGATAGCACCAAAGAGTAAAAACGGTGGGTACCCAGAACACTTACACCTTGGTTTAACACCAAAGGGAAAATACTACATAATGGATTATTTCGATAGAGAAATACCATTCAGAACAAGATACTCAGACATAAAGGCAAGTTGGTTTAAGGCAGACGGAACTCTTAATTGGAGCAAGTTTGCAGACAAGCATATTCCAGGAACAGAGCCCGACCCATGTGAGAAATATAAAACCGAAATCACCAAACTAAAAGCAGAAGTTTCTAAATACAAGACACAGGCCGCCCAGAGCCAATCTAAGGTGGTCGAGTGTGAAAAACGCATAACTTTACTTGAGGGGGCTAACACCGAGCTTAGGGCTCAGTTGGGAGACCTACAGAGGCAATTAGAAGCACAGGAGGCAGAAGCAGAGAGAAAGTATAACCAGTTGAAGTCTAAGTATAACAAAGTAGTGCGTGAAAAGGGTGATTGTCAGGAAGAGTTAAGCAGGTTAAAGAATCACCGATTTAATTGGGTTTTAGAGTGGTTAGATAAAGTAGTTCCTAAGAAAAATGGATGACATGAGCAATGACATATATTATTGGATAATGTTTGTAATGACAGCCTTGATTAGTTTTTTAATTTCGTTCATGTTATTTTATTTTTAATTATTTATACAATGGACCAATATATAGATTTGACCAATAGCACAGCGTTTGTAGGTTTGGTTGGTTTAGTGTCCCCTTTTTTATTCCCGTTTCTTTTTAATTTATTCTCTAAGATAGCCAAGAGGGAAGTTACTTCGCAGGAGAAGAGGCTTGTTATTACTGCTTCAGCCTTTTTGGTGTCGGTAGGTGTGGTAGCATACCACTTTGAGTGGGACGGCGACTTTATGAGTAGGGTATGGGCTTTTGTAATGTATTTGTTTGTAAACTTTGTAACACTCAGAGGAGTTGTTCAGAGTGTATATGAAATAATACTAAAGAATATTCCAGGGTTAGAAGAAAGAATTGAAAGAATAGGAGCGGGAAAGTAAATGGCAAGAGACTTCTTAACAAAGGTTTCTAAGAGCAACAAACAGTTTGACAAGGTGTGTACAAATTGTGGTTGGGAGGGTAAGACAAACCTCCAAACAAGAAAGTGTAAAGAGTGTGGGAGTATGAACCTTAAAATTAAAGAATAGTTATAGGGTTAGTGGTGCTACTTTAGTTTTCACCTATGACAGATAAGCAGTTTTGGAAGTCTTTGAAGTTTATTAGGTACAAACTACTACAACAACAAAGGTGGCACCACTGAGTTGATAGCTTGTAAATTTGGTTTAGCTACGTTGATAGGTTAGCGTAGCTAAGCTGAGTCTACAATTCGGTAGCTCTTTACAACAGAAGGGAGAAACAAGGTGTTATGCCAAACTTGTAGTAAAAATGTTGCACTTGTTCGGGCGAGGATTGGAAGTGGCACTGTCCACATTTGCATTCCCTGTGCTATAGACATACTCAACGACGACAAAGACGTTCAACTAGAACTCGAGAGGAGACTCGATGTCCAACAAGAAGAAGAAGGGCAAGTGGAAGAAGAAGATTAAACAAGAACAAGACTATATATGTCCAGTATGCGGTAAAAAGGGTACTACCAGAAACATGAACATACACCACAAAATTGCCAAGAGCCATAATGGCACGAGTGCACGAAACAATGTTGTAGCCTGGCATATATCATGTCACGAGAATTACCACCGAACTTGGGGAAATCAAACCTCAGACGATTACGGTAATCCAATCAGACCACGCAAACACTAACGTATGAACCAAATTCTACACTCTCCCATTGAGGGGTACTGCCTTTCTTAAGACAACTGCCCCTCTAAAATACTATAAGTTATTGACACAAAAAAACAGTAGGGGTATATTAGATTATGAAACACCGGAAGGTTCTCAAAAGCAAATTAGATATTCAGATAAGGGGGTTGGTTTTCCCTTCCGGTTGCCAACTCCCTTATTTGGTTATTTAATTTAACCGGAAGGAAACATGAAGAAAGATACAAGGGGATGGGTCTACCTCCATAAAGACATACTGGAATGGGAGTGGTATGACGATATAAATGTTTTTAGATTGTTTGTCCACATACTTTTAAAAGCAAACTATACAACCACCAAATGGCATGGAGTAACCATCAAGCGTGGACAACACCTAACAGGCAGATTTTCCCTTTCTAACGAGACAGGTTTATCAGAGCAGCAAATTCGTACTGCTTTAGAC